CCTCTACTAGTGCTTCTAGTGCTTCTACTTCAGCAACTAGTGCTTCTGCTAGTGCTTCTGCAGCAAGTGGTTCAGCAACTACAGCATCAACACAAGCAACTAATGCAGCCTCTAGTGCTACTAGTGCTAGTGATTCTGCGACTACAGCTACAACTCAAGCTTCTAATGCTGCTGGAAGTGCTACTACAGCTACAACTCAAGCTGGGATTGCTACAACAGAAGCTACAAATGCAGCAACATCTGCTTCAACAGCAACGACACAAGCTGGCATAGCTACTACTCAAGCTACTAATGCAGCTACAAGTGCATCTAATGCTGCAGCTGCTCAAACAGCTACTGAATTAGCTTATGATAATTTTGATGATAGGTATTTAGGAGCAAAAGCTACAGCCCCTACTACTGACAATGATGGTGGTACACTTCTTGTAGGTGCTTTATACTTTGATACTTCAGTTACTCTAATGAAGATTTGGACAGGTAGTATTTGGTTATCTGCTTTTGCTTCTTTATCAGGTGCACTATTAGCAACAAATAACTTAAGTGACTTAACTGATTCTGCTATTTCTAGAACTAACTTAGGATTAGGAACACTTGCTACTCAATCAGGTACTTTTAGTGGAACTTCTAGTGGTACTAATACTGGTGACCAAACTGATATAAGTGGTAATGCTGCTACAGTAACAACTAATGCTAATTTAACAGGTGACGTTACTTCTGTTGGTAATGCAACAACATTATCAGCAAGTGGTGTAACTGCTGGCTCATATACAAATACAAATATTACTGTTGATTCTAAAGGTAGGGTTACTCTTGCTTCAAATGGTTCAGGTGGTGGTGTTACTAGCGTAACAGGAACAGCTCCAGTGGTTTCAAGTGGTGGCGCGACCCCTGCAATAAGCATGGCAGCAGCTACTACGTCAGTAAATGGGTATTTAACATCAACTGATTGGAATACCTTTAATGGAAAACAAGCTGCTGGTTCTTATGTAACTGTTGGAGGGGCATTAGGCACACCATCAAGCGGTACATTGACTAACTGCACATTTCCAACGCTTAACCAAAACACTACTGGCTCATCAGGTTCTTGTACAGGCAACGCGGCAACGGCTGGAGGTCTTGCAGTAAATTCAACTGGTACAAATAATACTGCAAATCAGATTGTAAGAACAGACTCAAATGGATATGCAAATTTTGGTTGGATTAACACCATATCAGGAACTGCATCTGGGTCACCAGTAAGAATATATTGCTCACAGGATGCGTATTTACGATATTACTCACCAGCACAATTAGCACCTTATTTACAGGCTGCATCATTAACAACCGCATCAGGTTCAGCACCATCATATTCAGCAAGGGCTTGGGTAAACTTTAACGGGATTGGAACAGTTACCATTCGTGCAAGTGCTAATGTGTCTAGTATTACTGACCACGGTACTGGACAATATTCTGTAAACTTTACAACTGCCATGCCTGATGCTAACTATGTATCAATTGCTTCTACAAGTAGTTTTCCAGCAAATAACTTTTCATCAACCCCAGGCATGAATACATACCCAAATTATAATGAACAAGCACCTACTGCTTCTAGTTTTAGATTTACATTAAATGCTTTTAATAATTCAGGATATGGCTTTGACCAAAAGTATGTAAGTGCAGTCGCTTTTAGATAAGGAATAAATGATGCAACGAATTATATATAAAACAGAAGATGGTGGTGTTGCTGTCTTAATCCCAACACCTGAATATTTAGAAACACATACAATTGAAGAATTGGCAGAAAAAGATTTGCCAGTTGGAGTTGTATTTAAAATTGTAGATGTTTCTGATATTCCTGAAGATAGAACATTTAGAAATGCTTGGGAGTACGCAGAGTGATTGTTATTAATTTTGATAAAGCTAAACAAATTACTAAAGAACAATTACGCTTAGATAGAGAACCTTTATTACTAGAGCAGGATATTGCATTTCAAAGAGCTTTAGAATCAGGTGCAGATACCTCAGATATTGTTGCAGAAAAACAACGCTTACGAGATATTACTAAAATTGTAGATACGCTAACTACATTGGATGAATTAAAAGCATTAAAGGTTAAATAATATAATGATAAATATAGACCCAGTTGAATATGGCAAACTAATCTCAAAGGTTGACTCTCTTGAAAAGAAGATTGATAAAATGGAGACTGCCCTTGAAGAACTGCTTGCCTTAGCTAACAAAGGTCGTGGTGGATTTTGGATGGGTATGATGATTGCTTCTCTTGTAGGTGCAGTAATCTCTTATATCTCTAGAGTAGTAATAGGTCACTAGATGCAATTAACACCTCACTTCTCTCTTGCTGAACTTACTACAACTAATACTAAAATAGATAATATTCCATCTAAAGAAGTAATAGAGGTACTACGTACAACTGCTTTCTATATGGAAAAAGTAAGAGAGATACTAGGCAATGTAGCTATCACTATCAATAGTGGCTACCGTAGTCCTGATGTTAATCGTCAAGTAGGTGGCACTAGCAACTCGTCACATACTTATGGCTATGCTGTAGACTTCACAGCCTATGGTCATACTCCACTTACTATATCTAATATCTTAAGTAAGAGTAATCTTAAGTTTGACCAATTAATTTATGAAAAAACTTGGGTTCATATATCCTTTGATCCTCGTATGCGTGGGAATATTCTCACACTCAAGGGTAAAGGCAAATACGTAAAGGGGATTGTATAATGTGGTCTGTCTTATTTCCAGCTCTACTACCAGCTTTAACAGATGGTGTTCGTGGTATCTTTGCTAAGTTTACAAAAGGGGCAGGTGGTAATCCTGTCAATGTAGCTGAACGCATACAACTTATGCAAGCAGAGACAGCTCGTCTACAAGCACTAGCAGAGATAGATAAACCAGCAGGTGAACCTTCTATCTGGGTTACTAACTTAAGGTCTAGCTTTAGGTATATTGCAATTATCATTATTTGGTTAGCAACAGTAAGTGCAGTATTTACTCCTTCAGTAGCTGAACCTATTACTCTAATTCTATTAGATTTAAGTGGAGCTTGTATGAGCTTCGTTATCGGTGAACGTATGTATCTTACTTTAAGGAAATAACATGCCAATTAAAAAAGGACAAGAAACTTTTAGTGGCTATAATAAACCTAAACGTACTCCAGGTCATCCCACTAAATCTCATGCTGTCCTAGCGAAAGAAGGAGATAAAGAGAAACTAATTCGTTTTGGTCAACAAGGTGTTAGTGGTGCTGGATCTTCTCCTAGTACTCCTGCTGAGAAAGCTAGACAGAAGTCTTTCAAAGCTCGACATGCCTCTAATATTGCTAAGGGCAAGATGAGTGCTGCATATTGGGCTGATAAAGTCAAGTGGTAATAAATACCTTGACAAACAAAGTCTATTGTGGTATAATTGTATTATAATTAAGGGATTTTAAATTGACATACTTAGAATGTGTAAATAGAGTTTTAAGACGGCTTCGTGAGAATGAGGTTACTACTGTCAATGAAACTCCTTACTCCAAATTAATTGGAGATCTAGTTAATGTAGTGAAAGTAGAAGTAGAGGACTCTTGGAATTGGTCAGCTCTTCGTACCACTCTAACTGCAGTTACTACTCCTACTCTATTTAACTATGTGTTAGTAGGATCAGGTACTCGTATTCGTGTACTAGATATATTTAATGACTCAGAGAATACAGTCATTGAACAACGAGGTACTAAGTGGTTTGATAAGGTTTACTTAACTTATGATCAACCTACTGGTTCACCTATGTTCTATAACTTTAATGGTGTAGATTCTAATGGTGATACTCAAGTAGACTTCTTTCCTATTCCTGATGCTGTTTACAATATTCGCATTAACTGTGTTATTCCTCAAGATGAACTAGTAACTGATGCTACTCAAATCTTAATTCCAGCTAATCTTTTAGTAGAGGGTGCCTTAGCTCGAGCTATTAGTGAGCGTGGTGATGATGGTGGTTATGCTGAACAAGAACAGCGTTATCGTTCTATGGCTTCAGACTTAATTGCTATTGAGTCTAGCCAACGTCTAGATGAAATGATTTGGGTAGCTGACTAATGGCAGGTCAATTAAAAGCTCTTAGCAATGCCGCACTTGGCTTTCTTGGGTTAAACACGCAAGAGAGTGGTGTGACATTAGAGAGTGGATATGCCACTAAAGCTACTAACTGTATCATAGATAAGTTTGGTCGTTTAGGTAGTCGTAGGGGTTGGACACCTGTTACTACAAATAATGGTACATTAAGTGATACTGATTATTTAGAAGCTTTATTTGAATTTATAGATACTGATTTAACTCCTACTATTCTCTCTTGTGGTGGTGGTAAGATGTATAGTGGTTCTACTACTCTTACAGAACTCCCAGTTAAACAAGCAGATCAAACAACTAATCTTACAATTACTTTTACTGGTAATAGATGGCAATTCTCACAACTAGCAGAAGGTGCTGGTTATGGTAATACAATGTATGGGTTTGCTGCTCAAACAGGTAATCCACTCCTTGTCTATCGTAAGAAAAACCATAC